CCATAGCTATGTGAGAGAGTTCACGCTGATCGTACTAGATTCTTGAATTCAGAACAAGTGTCTGGGGCCGGTCATGTGATTAAAGCCTTCTTCCTGAACTCGCTTATGAACGCCTGTGCGACACCTTCATCGACATAGGCGTCCTCCATCATGTGTACGAAACCAGTGACATAGTCCACCATCGCAGGGTAGAACCTGATGTCAGGCTGGAAGTCAGACTCCCAATTCACCTGTCCAGCCTCAGTGATGAAGTTGTCAGTAATCTCAGGTACCCCAGTGGGGTATATCCCATAGAAGGAATACCAAGCATCCGGCCTGATCCTGTTGAGGTCGTTGAGGCCACGGTTCAGGATTGAGATGAGCATGGCGTCAGAATATCGGTAATTTGATGCGACTCTGTCCTTCAGGCGTGCTCGGGTTTCGGCGATCAAGGTTTCGTATGTGAACAGCGCAACGCCAGCGTCGGCACCAGCCCTACCTACATAATAGGACGGCCCGTAGTAGCTGACCGCGTAGTAGCCTGTGCCGTACATTACGCGCCATCCGTCGAGGTCACAGTTCGCCCGGTTTCATCAGCATTCGCCACAATTCTGTCCTTACCACCATCAGCCGACTTGATCCGGTTCTCGGTTCCAGTCACAGCTATGGAGCCAGCAGCTTCGGCTCGTATCAGGCGTATAGCTTCGGCGAACGTCTCTGTACCTTCCATCACCTGTGCGAAAACTTGGCTGACAATCGCATCTTTGTCAGCTTGCGTAATCGGTACATCAATCAGGCCCGCCGAGTTGTTGGCGAGGATACGTACCTGATTAGTGTTCGCAACGTCGATGATGTTGTTGTTCGTTCCCTTGAGGGATACGGCGTACTGGGCATCCTCGAACGTCACAGAATACGGTGGGATGATCTCGAGTGACTCAGCGTAGGTTATACCGGAAATGGTATACGACAGGTTGTGCCGCTGAGTGTCCGGCCACGGCATACCTGCCTCCGACGCCTCAAGCAGCTTCAGCTCGTCAAAGAACGCAGTCGTGTCAAGCTCTCGCACCTCCGGCGAAGCCTGAATGAGAGCCATATCAGCCCTTGGGACTGTGATGACTCCTGTGATCCAATCGACTGAAACTGCCATTATTCATCACTTACCAGCGTAACTGTCTGGGTCAAACCATTGGTACCAATAGTAGCGTTAATCGGGCTGGCTTTATAGACCGGAGAGACAGAACCTTTCCGAACATAGCCTCTCACAGCCTGCGGGGTGCTGCCACCGTAACTGACACTGGTTTCGCCAAGAGAGTCCGTGAGGGCGTAGGAAATCAAGTCATCGCCACCTGTAGAGGTCGTACCGGGCCGGATAGCGAGAGTGAAACTCGTACCATCCTCGCCCGCGTCACCAGTCGTACCGAACGATCCCGGTGTTTCTGTACCAGCTGTTGCAACCAGCTTGGATATAGTATTCAGGTTACGTCCACTACCACCCTCAAGGGTAGCATCAGTCGTGTATCCAGAAATACCTGCCCAGCTCACCGTGCCGGGACCGCCTGACCAGCCACTCATAATGACGACCCACGCATTGTTTGTCGTAGTTGTAATGGCGCTGGGGGCGTAACTCAGGTCATCTACGCTGTCTGTCTTGTGGTTGGCCTGCACGTATGAAACATCCAGCGGGGTACTTGTGTTCTCGTCGCGGTAGACAACCAACTGCCCAGCCGTATGAGTGCCTGCACCGAAATCATGGGTGAAGGAATAGCCACTGCCGGTTGTGGCTCCACGTACCTTGTATCCTATCCAGAAACGCTGGTTAGACGTACCTGTGGCTTGGTCAATCTGTGTGAAGTCGGCAGGGGGGGTCCAGTTTGAGGTAGTCGCATCGTTCTTGACGATCACGAGGATCAGGTCATCCTCCTGCGTACCAGCAGGTTCAGACAAGGTGACACCTGTTGCAGACGCACCCGCATCTACACTGGTAGCACCGACATTAGAAATACTCGCGGTACCTCCCGGCCCAGTCTCCAAGAAGACTTTGGCGTGCTGAATCGGATCACCAGCCGTATCAACCGCCTTGATCGTAACCGTCACCGTCTGATTGACCGTGGTCGTCGAGCCAGCCGCGTTCCTGACACTGGGCTGGTTGCCCGCACCGTTGACGTTGATCGTGACCGCACCGCCGGAGCTGTTATAGATGGCAGCGTCGTTTGCTCCCGAGCTGGGAGTACTGTTCGTACCGGGCGTACCGCCGTAGCCGGTGAAGGTGATGTCCTGAAGATTGTATGTACCAACTGTGTCAATCTCAATGGCGTGTCCCACACCTGACTGCACAAACTCCGTGTTGTTCAGGTCCGTAGACGTACCAAAAGTCGGGTCTTGCAGTGTAGCAACCTGCGTTACTTGGTTGGTGCGGATGACGCAGTTCTCGATGTCTGCGCTGGCCTGTGTCAGAAGCACACACTCAATATCTGCGCCATCTACGGCACATACAGAAGTAAAAGTGACATCGCGGAAATTACGCATCTGAGCGCCGACTGCCAGCGACCCAGACGTCCCATTCACAGTAAAGTCTGGTCGAGTGTCGTCGGCATCAGCGCCGTTAAGAGAGCCTTCACCGATCATCAGGGAGTCAATCGTAACAGTTGTACTGGCGCTACCGAGGTCAACATCTACGCCGACAAGCCCTCGGCTATGGTAGCCATCGGGGAACGTGACAATAGACGTAGTATCAGTAAAACCTGTTGCAACAGCCGTACCGCCAGTATTTCGGCCAATCTCAAGCAGGCCATTCACTTTAACGGCGTTGCCGCTACCAGTTACAACTCCCCAACGATTCGTCTTGGTATCCTGATCGGTCGAAACAAAACTCGTGAAATCACCGTCAGTGTCAACACCGTCCCCGCCGGTCAGAACAAGCCCCGTTCCGATGTCGATTGCGTCGAGGGCCAAGTTCTCAGCCTTAGCAGTACCGTTTACGAAGGCACACTGAACACCGAACCAGTCAACAGCGGTCAAAGACGGACTTCCCGTAGTACCTTCCCGCCACTGAGCTATGTTGGGGTCAAGGCCAAAGATCAGGTAGCCGCCTTGCGCTGGATATGCACTAAAGCGGGTGTTGTTCGCACCGGAGCCTGCGACGTTGTAATAGTAGTAGGTGCTGTTTGAATCACCAAGCGCAACACGCACACCTTCAGTCGTGTTCAGATCGAAGGAGTCAGATACATACGTCTTGACAAACCACAGCCGGTTGGCTGCGGCAGTCATATCAACAGGGCTACCAGTGGCGGGGTCAAACTGAAGACCACCCAACGACGTTGAGTTGATTTTCTTATTTACTGCACCCGTGGTAGTACCAGATGTTACCTGATACGCAAGAGGGAACTCTGACGCTGGTGCAGGACCAGTCGATCCCCAGTTACTTGTATTAGTAGCTGCGTCGGAGTCGTTTACTCTCGTACCGTTAAATGAAACGGAAACAGTAGCCATTCCGTCTCCTCATGCTTATGAGTCAGGCGTACGAATCGTTGAGATGCTAAATGCTCCAAACTCCGCCGTCGTCTTAAATGTCTTGATTGGGGTTACTCCGCCGCGCCGTACCGTCACCGCCACATCGTTCGGAGTGGTGTAGGTAGCCGTGTAAGAGTGTGAAGTCGCCGTTGCCAGCTGGTCGATAAATGCTCTGAACACGTTGAACGGTGTCGTACAGGTGTTCGTAGCCGTACCGACTAGAGTGAACGTACCAGTCGTGTTTGTCCACGAGCTGTATTCAAGTAGGTCGTAGTTACCGTCCGAATCACGCTCGACGCGGATGTAACCCGCTGCCGGGGTGTTGGCAGGGATGTTAGCTGCACCGACAACCACCGAGGTACTGACGCCGCCCGTGATCGTGGTCGTAGCCACCATCTCGTTGAAGTCAGGCTCGGCATCGCCGTTAACGTCTGTCGCAGCACCATCCCACGGGTAGACCGTAACGTAGTCGCCAACCGAGAGGTTCGTGACCGAGCCGGAGCGGTTGTCCGGCGGGGCGATGGTAGCTTCGAGCAGGTTGGTGAACGAGTCACCAGCGATGGCGTCAGAGACGGCAATCGCAATACCGAAGTTCATCGGGTTGTAGTTCGAGCCGGTGTAGGAGCCGACGAACTGGCTGTTAACCGTGCGGGTGCTGACTGCACCGTTGACGTCCAGCGTGTCACCGTCTGTAGCGCCGAATAGGGTCTGACCATTGGCCGGGATCGTACCCGTGAGCAGCTGACCGTAGACGTTACCCGTAGCGCCAGCGTCATTCTTGGCAACGAGGAGCAGCTGACCAGAGGCCGTGTTGTTCACAACCGTACCAGAGGTGGCCGTCCACTCCGACGCGCCGCGCAGGGTGGTCAGGGACTCAGTGTTATTGAAGTTGCCGGTGGGGTCAGCCACGACAATTGTGCCGGAGCCAGCTGTGTCGTCAACAAAGATGACCCGACCGCGAGAGCCGGAGGTACCACCCTCGACAACCTCGCCAACAGCAACAATCGTACCGGAACCGCCCGTGTAGGGAATCTCTGTACCCCACTGAAGGATGTCATCCTCGGCGATCGCGCCGACCTCACCATTGTAGGCGAAGTTCGTGTTGATGCCGGTGAACAGCTGGGCGTTGCGTCCGAACAAAGTTTCCGCTGTTCCGCGCCGCTGGATGTACTTCGTGCGTTCGTAAGTCTGAAGACTGTTGGCCGAACCGAAGTCGATGTCCAGACCGAATGGTGTGGCTCCTGAGCCTTCGTTGAAGTCGAGGGTGTGGTAGCCCTCAGTCAAAACGATGGTGCTGTACGGAGCACCTGCAACCGTACCGACAGCGGTATTGTTGTTACCGTCTGCGGCGGATACGAGGGCCAGTGACACCTCACCGAAGCCGATGGTCGTGCCTGCGAAGAAGTACGTCTCTCCGAACTCGAGGAGCGCACCACGTACTCGCTGGCCGTCGATCCTGACGCCGTTCTCGATGGTCTTGACGAGAATACGTACTTTACCGGCTACAGAGTTCGGGAAGTAGGCATTATCCCAGTACTCGGTGATGATCGTGTCTTCTTGGATGAGGACCGGCACCGAGGTGGTCAGAGGTGACGTTACGTTGACGCCGAGGCCCGAATAGACCTCCTGCGTATTGCCGCTGCCCTGCTCGATAGAACCGCCATACATGTGCTGGGCGACGGTGTCGTTAATATTTATGGTACCGAGCAGTTTGACCTGCACGCCGGTCTGACGTTCAGAAGCGGTCGGGTCGATGATCGAGAGGTCGTCGTCACCGAAGATCGTCTCGTCGTCGTTGAGGTCCGAGAGAAGCCTGTGGACTTCTTCAGGAGTATAGCCTCGAGGGTGGAAGGCACCATTAACCGTACCGTCACCAGCGATGTCGCCAGTGAACGTCTCGTTGTCTGCCGGGAGGCCGTCAATATCAATGTCACCGATGATCCGGACTGACAGCTCACCCGTAGCACCAGCATCAGATTCAACGGTTATGACCTCCGCAGTCTGACCTGTCTCTTATACACATCTGACGC